CCCATGTCTCGTAGGCTTCGGTAAACTTCGGGGAATCCAATGGTAAGGTGTCCGGGGACGTTCTCGAAGAAGCACCAAACAGGTCTAACTGCCTCGACGATTCGAGCAATATGCGGCCAAAGGTGTCGGGGGTCGTCCGTTCCTTTTCTCTTGCCGGCACAACTGAACGGTTGACACGGGTAGCCCGCAAGGACGAAATCAAAGCATCCTCGAAATCTCTCTGCCGGGAAGGTCTTAAGGTCAGGCCACATAGCTTCGATAGCCAGCTTGCCCTCCTGAGCCTTTGCCGCCAGGTTCGCCAGAGCGTAGGCTTCGACCTCCACAGCAACGACCCTAAAAATTCCTTCCAATGCTCTGGCCAGTCCGAGTTCGAGTCCGCCGTATCCAGTACAAAGCGATAGTATGTTAATTGTTTCGGTAGTATCCACATCTTCCATGATATGTTAGCGGGGTCGGGCGGCAGGGCTTAGTTTTTTTCTTGCTCACCCGCAGGGGCTAAGAAGCCTGCCGCCCTTATGAGTTCATTCACCTAAGATATTGTTCGGGTCGAGGCCCTTTATCCAGATAACCGCTCCGGTTACTTTTGCCGGCTGGCCCTGTTCGAGCCAGAGTTCGGGTCCGATGTTCCAGCCTGCGTGGGGTGCGGGCTGACCTTCTATGACGGGGCTTGCTTTTACGTCGCCTCTCTGACAGCCGCCGAGGGCTATGCAGATCAGGACGATTATTGCTACCCAAAGGAGCAGCGAGAAGGCAAGTCCCAATGCCCATCCTTTTGCCATGTTCATCTTCAAATCCCTTCATAATGGAGTTGCTTTGACAAAAAAATGGACGCCGGCGATTAGCCACCAATTTCAGAGGTAAGTTGTTGGGAGACATTAACTCGTACAAACCGGCGTCCACTAACCTTCAATCAGTCATTGGCACAGCCTCCTTTCTCGGTCATTGTGAGTTAAAAAGATTCATCGGGTATATAGGTGACAAAAAATATACTTCCTGTCAAGCACTTTTTTTCAAGTTTTCTCTTGACAAACGGTAAACTTTGTGGCTATGGGTGTTGATTAAAATAAACGTGTGTTTACGAAAGTCAACATTATGGACGATATTGACGAAATAACGGGCATCGAGGACGAGCTTGAAGAAGAACCGATAGAGCTTCTGAACAGGGAAGAATTTCTTGAAAAATGTCAGGACGCCACCGATCCAATAGGCGATATGAAGTGGGTGTTTCAGGCGCTGGGGGCCGCCGACCTCATTCCGTCGGACGCGCCAAGCACCGGAGCGTGGTATCTGCTCCAATCCCTCAAGCGGGACAACCTCATGCTCAAGAGCTTTTACACGACTTTCGTTACGAAACTTATGCCGACAAAATCGGATTTGGAAAAGGAAGATGCTCGATCTAACGACAGACGTGAGCGCCTTGGACTTATTGAAAGACTCCTACTCGAACCAGATGATGATGCCCCTGTATTCTCACTTGACGAGAGAAAGGCGGCGGGAATACAAGACGGTTCGGGGAAATCTGCGTTTTCGAAAATGGCTACTTGAGAAGGGGTACAGGTCTAAGGAACTGCAGAAGGAACTGTGGATCGCCTGCAAGCGCGACCCGCTTTTCTGGATCAATACGTTTGTCTGGACATACAACCCGAAGGTCATTCCAAAGATAACGACGAGGCCGATGGTGACATACGCATTTCAGGACCATTCGCTGTGGCAGCTTTTCAGCGCGGTTGTCAACCAGCATGACCTCCACATAGAAAAGTCCCGAGAAATGACGGCCACCTGGAACCTGCTGATGTGCTTCTTGTGGTTCGCACAGTTTCATTCGGGAATGTCGTTCAGGGTTGTTTCGAGGACTAAGGACCTGGTTGACAGCACCGAAGATCCGGACTGCCTGTTTGCCAAATTCGACTTTATGATAGAACATCAGCCGGAGTGGATTATCAATGAAAGCCTATTCAACCGAACCGAAATGCACTATCACTTCTACGAAACAGGCAGCGGAATTGAAGGCAACTCAACTACTGGTGACGTTGCGAGGGGAGGACGGGCAACGGCTATCGGACTCGATGAATTTGCTTTTGTCCCAGATGGATACGCTATGCTTAGAGCTACGCGAGCAACAACAAATTGCAGGCTTTACAATTCAACTCCCAATGGAACTGGGAACGCCTTTTACGACTTGAAAAAGGCCAAGATCAAAAAGATTCGCCTTCACTGGACGCAGCATCCGGACAAGAGGCGGGGGCTTTACAGGTCGGAGGACGGCGAGTTGAAGATACTCGACAACGAGTTTCGCGGGGTAGTCCGTGACAGTCAGGGCAACGGATACATATTCCCCGACAACTACCCGTTCAGGCTCGACGGGAAGCTGCGAAGCCCCTGGTACGATTGCGAGTGCGACAGGGCGGCACACCCGATGGAGATAGCCCAGGAGATTGACATAGACTACCTCGGCAGCAATTATCAATTCTTCGATTCTAAAGTTATCGAGCGGATACAGGCGGAAGATGTTCGAGATCCGGTTGTGTGCGGAGAACTTGAATTCGACTTCGAGACAAAACAGCCGATCCGCTTCGTGGATTTTCCGGACGGAAGAATTAAGCTCTGGATAAACCTCACGCCAGAGGGGAATTTTCCTCCGATCATAAATACGATACTCGGCGGTGACGTTGCCGCTGGGACGGGGGCCTCGAACTCCGCGCTCAGCGGTGTAAACGAAATGACGGGAGAAAAGCTTCTCGAATTCGCGGCACACGATATGCTTGCAGAGGACTTCGCCGACTACGCCACAGCGATAGCAAGGTGGCTTAATAATGCCTTTCTTATCTGGGACGCATCCGGCCCTCACGGAAGGATCTTCGGCTCCCGCGTTGTGGAGAACCACTACAACAACATCTACTGGAAAACCGCCATCAACAAGATCACCAGAAAGCCGTCTGACATACCTGGCTTCTTTATGAACCCAGGCGACAAGGCAGACGCTTTCGGAAAGTACAGACGGGCCTTGAAGGACAGGACTTTTGTTCAGCGCTCTTATGAGGCTAACAAGGAGTGCCTGTTTTACGTTCAGGTTGCGGGGACACAGACGGTAGAACATTCCTCGGCAATGACGAGCCAGGACCCGACAGGGGCAAGGGCGTCACACGGTGACAGGGCAGTTGCCGACGTTGTTGCCAACTTCGCCCTGCAGGAATTCTCGAAGAAATATCTTGTTAGCCAGGAACCGGAATTCGCGGAGAACACCTTCGCCGGCAGGCGCAGGGCATGGGAACAAAAACAGAACAGAGACGACGATTGGATGGACTGATGAACTTCGAAGAAGCCTTAAAAGCAATGAGATTGGGAAACAAGGTCAGCCGCGAAGCGTGGAGAGGGCTGATTTCCTGCCTTTACCGCGAAGGCGACAAAATAATGGAGAAAAATCCGGACGGCAGCGAAAGAGAGCTTGACCTGTTCGGCGCTGAAAACATTGTAGCAGAAGATTGGTTCATGGTGACATAAATGGCTAAACCTACGGTAAATGAAATAAAGCGTTTGCAGGAATCGATCAACTGGTCATACCGGCAGCTAAAGCCGTTCAGGGAAAACGACAAGGAAGCGATGAAGCAGTACGTCGGCTCCAATTATTCCGATATGGGAGCCGAGCGCCCCGTCCCGTTTTCGCTTCTCGAACTTGCCATTGGCATTTACGAGCAGCGCCTAAGCGGGGGCAAGGCAAGGGCATTGTTCACGACCCCTCACGATTCGTTAAAGCCACAGACCTCGAAACTGCAGATCGGCACAAACCACCTTCTCGAAGAAATTGCCTTCCACACGACTTTCTCTGAAATCGTTCAAGGGGCCTTTTTCAGCATGGGCATCGGAAAGATTGCCCTGCAGCAGAAGGGAAAGACGGAATACCAGGGCTTCCTGCACGACGTTTATCAGCCGTTCTTTAACGCGGTCAGCCTGTGCAACTGGGTACACGACATGAGCGCCACCCGCTGGGACAAGATCCAGTATTGCGGCGATAAGTACACCCTGCCCCTCGAAGATGCCAGAAAGATGTTCGCAAACGGGGACAGGCTCAAGCCCGTCAAGGACACCAGGGGCTACGGGGCTGACGACGATCTTCTCGAAGATCTCACCCAGGGTTCGGGCTTCAACCGCGAATATTATTCAGAGATAACCGAAGTATGGGACATCTGGGACGTTCTCAATAACCGGATCATCGTCCTTGCCGCCGGCGAAGGCGAACCATGCGACGTTACCGGCGAGTACATAGACTCTTGGGAATGGACGGGTTCGGAAAAAGGGCCTTACCGCTTGCTACGGTTCAACAATATCAGGGACAACGTAATGCCCCTGCCGCCTGTGGGGATATGGATGGACCTGCACCAGCTTGCCAACAACGTCATGCGCAAGCTCTCACGTCAGGCGAAACGCCAGAAAACGGTATATGGCGTCCGGCCAGGCGGCGAATCGGACGGGACGGTAACTATGCAGGCCAACGACGGGGATATGATTAAACTGCACGATCCGAGAAATGTTTCCACCCTCAATTTCCCTGGCGTCGAATCGGGACTATTAGCATTTCTTATACAGATCAAAAACATGGCGTCCTGGCTGTGGGGCAACCTTGACGCTCTCGGCGGCCTCAGTCCCCAATCCGAAACGCTCGGGCAGGACAGGCTCTTGACCGCATCGGCATCGCAGAGACTTCTCAGGATGCAGAACGTCACAACCGACTATGCCCATGAATGTATATGGTCGCTTGCCGAACTGCTCTACAACGATCCGTTGATAACCCTGCCGCTTACCAAGCGGATAGACAACTATGAAATCCAGACGCCCTGGACTCCATACGACAGGGAAAATGACTTCATGGAGTACAACATGAAGCTCGAACCCTATTCCCTGCAGTACAGAAGCCCGTCGGAGCGCCTTGAAACCATAAGGCAAACCATGTCGCAGCTTGTATTCCCATTCTCTCAGATGATGGCCGCTCAGGGCATATTTGTTGACTTTGAGAAGCTTTACAGGATTATCTCCGAGTACACCGGCCTTGACGAACTGAACGATATTCTGATTTACACCAACCCGAGACAGGCCGAGCAGGGGCCGATAAGGTCCCTTCAATCACCCGTTACGAACCGGATAAATACCAGAATAAACCGCCCAGGGGCCACGTCGCAGGGCAAGGACGAGGCTATGGCTTCGCACCTTCTCGGCATGGGACAGCAAGGCTCACAGATGGCCCAGATTACGAGGGCAACAGGATAAGGAGAGATAGATGGCAAAGGAAGCCAACGCAACAATAATCAAATTGTTAGGGGTAATCGCAACTATTTCGATTGTGCTTGGAAGCTTCGTCTATGGTTACGCAATTCTTAACGGTTACGTCGCGGTCAACTGCAAGGACATAGCCATAATGAAACCGGAAATCAAACAGAATACCGAACATCGCCTGCAGGACGAGGTTGATACCCAGTATATCAAGCAGGAAATATCCGAGATCAAGATTATCCAGAAGCAGATACTTGAGGAAGTACGCAAATGAAGTTCAAAGACATTTTCAAAAGGCAAAAAATATGATCTACTGCTATCATTGCTTACATTGCGGCTACAAGACTGAAAAATCGCTTCCGGCAAGCGAGTACAAAAGATTATTCGACTGTCCCAACTGCCAAGTGACGATGAGCAGGGATCTTGCAGCCGAAGGAATGAGGTTCAAGGACACCCCTGGCGCGTGGCCTATGGAATCCGACGCGGCCGGCGTCCATCCGGACCAGGCAAAGGAGTATTCGGAATTTCTCAAGAGCAAAGGCGTACCCACAGAGATCAACCCCGAAACGGGCAACCCAATCTTCACGTCCAGGGAACATCGCAAAAAATTCTGTCAGGTTACCGAAATGTACGACAGGAACGCCGGAATCGGGGATGCAACACCAAAGCACAACATGAAAAGACGTGACCCGAACAAGCAGAAACAAAGGCGGGGGGCCTTGATAAAAGCCCTCGAAAAAACTGAAAGGCTTAACCATGCCAGGAGCGCACTGTAAAAAAAGCCTGCCCGACAAGGTGGGCGGTAAAGTAAGAGGCAGGGGACGGGTTATCAGGATAAGGACCAAAAAACTGCCTGGCGGTAAATATACGCATATACGGGTAATGAGCAAGGCAGGGCCGCGCGGCGGCAGGACTATCGCCGGCGGAATACAAACCAAAAAGGCATAAGGAGTAAAAAATGGCTTCGATAACAAGAGTGTGGACGGGCGAGGCGGCCCTTGAGCAGACGCCGGCCTTCGGTGGCAGCGATGCTGTTCTTGCGGCGGATCAGGCTTATGATTTCTCTGCGGATATAGACCTCGAAACGGCCGGTGAAATGGGCGTTATCGTCCAGTTGTCCTACAAGGGCGACAACAGTACGGACGACCTTATCTGCGATCTGTTCGGTTCGCTGGATGGCTCTGTCTATGACACCATCCCGTTCAAGCACGACGTTTTCAAGAACGATGCGACCATCAGGCGTGTGTCGTTCGTTGTTCGAGACCTGTCCCATTTCAGGATAGGCTTGAAGTCCGGAACGGCCACGCAGTTTGAGTATGAAATCTCTACCGACAGGTGGACAGAGGACAGCACATAACATAATTACAGGAGCAATTACAATGGCGAAAAATCAAACCCAAAATGACGACGACCAGACACAAGACCAAATCATCGATACAAAGGAAGATGATGCGGCTACGGCTACGGCTGTAAAGACTTCCGAGGATTTCGATGCCAAGCTTGACTCCGAGGGTATCGACGAAGCTCTGCCCGAGGATGATGAAACGAAATCCGACGAAGATAAGGATACCGACTCCGAAACCGACGATACCGGAACCGCCGAGGACAAAGATGCCGGCGGCGACGAGACAGAGGACAAGGACGAGGACAAAGGTGACGATGATGCCCTGAGCCAGAACCTTGTCGATCAGGCGATTGACATTGGCCTCAAGATGGACGAAATCTCTCTGCACAAGAACGACGCGGAGTTGGAAAGGACCATCGACATTCTTTCGGGCATTAACATCACCAGAAGGACTTCTCCGGACAATCAGGCGCAGACGCCGGAGAAGAAGGATGCCAAAGACAAGGATGATGAAGGCATCAAGTTTGAGGACGAGGAAGCTATTGACCCCGATATTCTCAAGGCTATTCGAGGGATCGAAAAGCAGAACAAGGATCTGCGCCAGATCGTGGATAGGCTGACAGGCTCAATCGAGCAGCGTAACCAGGACGAGTTCGAACAGCGCTTCGATGGGATGATAAAGGACTTGGGGACCGACTTCGAGGGTGTTTTCGGAGAAGGCTCCACAAAGGACCTTAACAAAAATTCCGGCGCTTTTCGAAACCGCAGGGCAATGAGCAGGCGAATGTACGCCATAGCAAAAGGCTACACCGACACCGGCTTGAATATTCCCACAGAAAAAGACCTGTTCGAAACGGCCCTGTTCGCCCTTCATAGAAAGAAAATGAATAACGTAAGAAGCCAGGACATTGCCAGAAAGACCGACAAGCAGAAAGGCGCAAAGGCGGGCAAGCCTGCTTCTTCAAGGACCGGAAAGCCTCCTACCGGCATACAGAAGGCAATTCATACGAGCAGGGAATTTGACAAATTGATAGATACTTCTGAGTAGGTGGCTTCGAAAGGAGTAATAAATGCCACTTAGAGACAGCGATATTTCCGATATGCTGACGACCACTCTGCACGATCTCGGCAGGGGAAGGTTCTACCAGATAGCCCAGGAGCTTGTTGAGTACCTGGTTCTGGGCAGGCTTCTCCGCAGAACGAACGTGCGGATTCAGTCCAGCGGTATCGGAATCAAGGAAACCCTTATGACCAAGACAGGCGGAACCGCCCGCTGGGTGGGACTCGGCGAGGAAGATGCCATAAACTACATCGACGTTCTCGACCAGTTGACCGTAGTTTGGTGTCGCCTTACCGATAACATGGCCTGGGAGCGGCGCATGCTCTTGGAGAACAGGGGTGAAGCTCGTATCAACAACGTAATCAAGCCCCAGAGGGTAGCAATGATGCTGCGTATCGCCGATGCGCTTGAGGAAGGCTACTTCGGAGCGCCGGACGCTTCGGACGTTAAGAAGCCCTGGGGCCTGAAATACTGGATCGTGAAAAACGCGACCACCGGATTCAACGGCGGCTTGCCCTCCGGATTCACGACTGTCGGCGGCGTATCCTTGACGGATTCTCCCACGTTCAAGAACTACACGTTCATCTATACGGACGTGAGCAAGGACGATCTTATCAAGAAGATGCGAACCGCGCACAGGAAAACCAGATGGCGGAGTCCGTACAAGACTTCACAGATGAAGTCCGAATTCGGGGAACGCAGGCAGATCTTTGTCAACGAAGCGACCATATCGGACATCGAGGACGTTGGCGAGGCCCAGAACGAAAACCTGGGCAGGGACATCGCCTCTTTGGACGACGAGATCGTTTTCAAAAAACACCCGATCCGCTACGTTCCTTATCTGGACAGCGACACCACGAATCCGATCTACATGAACGACGTGGATACCCTTGTGCCGTTCGTTCTCAAGGGCGATTACCTGAGAGAATCGGACGCGGCAAGAAGCCCGAAGCAGCACAACGTATTCGAGGTACACGTCGATCTTTCGATCAACTTCGTGTGTCCGAACCGTCGTGCGAATGTTGTTGGTGCGACATCAGTGTAACAGTCATGCTTTGCATGGTTGAAACGGCGTTTACGAATAACAATTAGAAATAACATTCTTTTAAGGAATAGTTAAATGATTAAGAATCTGGTTAGATGGATGAATCAGGCCAGGGAGAACAAGCTTCGCGTTTGGTTCCCTGGCTCAACTGCCATCCGCAAGGGAATGGGCCTATGCTACGATCTTGATGTGGCTGGGACCGGAACCGGAGAACTGGCTACCGACGGCTGGGGAAGAAGGGGCAACTCGATTGCCGTCCCCGACACTACGAACAACCTGGCTTTTGCCGGCGTTTCTTCGCAGTATTACCCCGCGAAATCGGGCGGCCAGGTAATCGACATTCACCCGCCAGGTAGTATCTGCGAGATTGCCATCGGCTTCCCGACGGTTATCAATACAGGAATACTCACCTGTTCGGTGAACTCCGTCGATGCCGGAAGGTTCACTTTTGACGGCTTCCCAGGCAGAGGCTCCATGATACCCCTGCAGACGCTTGCCAATGCTGCGGGCGGCGGGGTTGCGTTCCAATCGTTAGACGGGGCCGCAACTAGCGCGTGGTCAAGTCCTTCCTGCACCATAACCGCAACGGGAATCGGAACTGCCTGCGGCTTCGGAAGCTCCACCATAGACCCGACTGAAATGCTTGTCGTGGTCCTGGGCGGCGCTGACGATGCAACGGGCGGCGACGCCACTACCGGCGAGGAAGCGGTTGCAGGGACTTATCCTGTTGTAACGGCCCCGACAGCCGATACCGTAACCATAGCAACCGATATAGGTGACTGTGATATAACGCTTTATGTCATTAAGAACACCTACCCGACGGTTCTTGGATACCTGATGAACGGCGAGGAATCCGGCTTGCAGGAAACCCTCATGCCGCTGGATGCCCAGGCTGTTCAGTCTATGGTCGGTGGGGTATCGTTCATTATGGGCGGTACGACGATGGCGGCAGATTCAACCGCTACGCTTGCCGATGGAACCATTAACGGTATGAAGAAGGGAGTTGCCGGCCTGGGGGCCTTGACCACCCAGGATTGGCTGCTTACCGTCACAAGCGGTATTCAGCACGACGGCTCAACTGCGCTTGCCTCTATCGAGATAGATGCGGCGGCAGAGGAAGCCGTTGTCGAATGGCATGGCAACTTCGGCCCCAATACCGGAGGCGCATGGCAGCTATTACACTACGTCGGAGCAACATTGGCGTAGTAAACTTGATTGGGTTTGGTTGGCCTGTGTCCAGCGTAAGCTGGCGCAGGCCCACCTTTAACGTAAGTATTACTTAAAATGAAAGGGAATCAGGATGCCAGCACACAATTTACCTGATGAACTAATGAATAAACACGCAGAATTCCCCGCCTCTGGGCGCGGTATGTGGGTAACGGGCATTGGCTATATGCTTGCCTGGGGAACCACCGTCCCGTCGGACGGCGCTACCGGATACGGGGTAGGATGCAAGTTTTATCACACCGACGGCGCTGGGACTACCGACTATATTTACATAAATACAGGCGATAGAAGCTCGTCGGCGTTTTTGCCTTTAACCGTTCAGCAATTCGGCAGCAGCGCTTCGGGTTACGGGCCAAGCCCCGCTATATGGGGCGGAAGCCAGTGGGCAGACGTTATGAACGATCCGGCCGCAGGGTTCGGCTATTTCAACGATTATCTCGGGGAAATAGACGTAACAACTGCAGATGGCTACGTCATTACCCAGGTTACTTCCGGAGCAATAGCCGGTGTTACAGACGAGGACGGCGGGGTTTTGCTTGTCGATTCGGCTGGCAACGCTTCGGCCGATGATGGCGTAAATGTCCAGCTTACCAACTGCACTTTCAAGCCGGCGGCGGGCAGGACGATTCGCTTCGAGGCACGTTGCAAGTTTGTCGATGCCGGAGACGATCAGTATTTCATCGGACTCTGCGCACCAGGAACTACGGCGATAATCGCATCCGGAGCGCTTGAGGATACCGCCGACAAGTGCGGCTTCTACCGTCATGCAGGCAGTACGGCAGACAAGATTTCATCGATTACTGCCCGAACGAGCGCCGACGATGCGACGGCCGATGTCGGCGATATTGTCGATGATACCTACGTCAAGCTCGGGTTTGTTATTAACGGGCTTACATCGGTACAGTTTTACGTCAACGGCGTTCTTGTCGAAACCGGCTCTACCGCTGCAAACATACCGAACGCTGTAATGTGCCTTAGTTACGTCGCTCAGTGTGAGCAGACTTCGGCAGACGCGGAAATGTCAGTCGATTGGGTTCGTATCCTGCAAGAAGGAACAAGGAGCTAATCGGGTTGTCTTAACTGAGGGACGGGGCTTGCCGACATCGGCCCCGTCCGTTTTTGAAAAGGAGTATCAAAATGCTGAAATCAGTAAAAGTAAACTTCAAATGCAGATGCGGCACTACAAGCAAGGGTATTGTTCCGGACGAAAATAACCGTATAGCAATACCCGAAATGCTTTGTGTCAAATGCAAAGATACCTGCGAAACCTACGTCTCCGAACCAGCACCGAAGGAGCAAAGGAGACGCAGGCGCAAATAGTCAGTAAACATCAACTAAACTCAAAGGAGCAGAAATGAACCAGACAGTAGAAAACATCTTTGCCGATATGTTCGCACCGAAGGCCATACCCATAGAGGTAATCAACCTTTTCGACAAGGTGAATTACTTCGTTCAGAAGTCAGGGCTGCCTGGCCTGAGAAGGATCGATATGTGCATCATAGCCGGCCTTGCCCTTGATCGCGGGGTAAAGCTGCAGGAAAGGGAGACACGGGACCTTGACGGAAGCGAGATTGTCGATACTTCCGACACAGAAGAACCGGACAGCCCCGTAGAAAACGTCGAAATGTACGTTGACGATGCAACAGAACAGGATGAAATAGAGGCGTTCGACCCGACGGCGGAGCTTCCGCCCCCGCCCGAGGAAGGCGCAAAGATGGACGCTCCCAAAGCACCGGACCCTCAAAACAAGCGAAAGGCGAATATCGAGGTCCTTCTTGAAAGAATGACAACACCGGAACTCCTGAGCCACGCAAAGGACATTTGCGGTATAACGCCCCAGAAAATCATGGGCAAGCAGGGCTTCTTGAAGAAAGAGGAAATAAAGAAAATCCCCAAACAGAAAATTATTAAGGCAATAATGGAAGCTTCAAAATGAGCGAATCCACACTTCAAACAACATGGACGGAGTTAGAGACTGAGGTAGGTCGCTATTTGGGATGGGACAGGACCATAACGAACTGGTCAGCCGATCAACAGAATGATGCAATAGCAATATGCAAACGCGGCCTACGTCAGTTTTACTTCCCGCCCAAGAACAGTCCCAACGAGCTTGTCCATATATGGTCTTTTCTGAGGCCGAAGGCGCAGTTGACTATCTGGGACGACGTTATAGCCGACGATGCCATAACCGTCAGCAGCGCTTCCTATGACGGGACGGTTACAACCATAACGGCGTCGGACGACGTGTTTTATGAGACGATGGAGGAAAAGTCCCTTGCCTTCGACGAGAACTCCAACACCTACGTTATCGATGAATATGTGTCGGCTACGCAGGTTAAGGTCACAGGCGACGCCTCCGGAGAGACGGGCAATACGATTACAATAGACAGCGAGGACACGTTTACCCTGCCCTGGGACTTTGGGGGTGTTGCGGGAGACGGCAAGTTTACTTTCATCAACGCCGAGAACAAGCTGTCTTTCATTACGTTGACATCGGACACCAGAATCAGACTGCTTCGGCAACATTCGATCTCTGCGGGGACTCCCTACCTGTTCAGCGTTTCGCCAATGAGAACGGACGGAACACAGGGCCAGCGATGGGAACTGCTTGTTCATCCCCCGCCCAACGACAATCTCACTGTCGAATACCGCTATTACATAAAGCCGAACGCCCTGCTGGACACTTCGAACGAATACCCGTACGGCTCGGTAGAACATTCCGAAACGATTATCGAAAGCTGTCTTGCGATAGCCGAGGCTCGGGAGAAGGACAGCAGCAAGACAGACCATCAGGAAAGGTTTGCAATCCTTCTTGCTGCCAGCGTGGAAAGGGACAAGAGGCTCGGGGAATCGATAAACAATTACGGATACAACCGAGATCACAGCGACGATTATGACTACAGGCTGAGAGATTCGGACTACTTCCGCCATAATTCCCTTATCACGTTTAACGGAGTGGCTTACGAGGCCAGCTAATTATGGCTAAAAAAAAACAGATAGTCAAGGACAGGGCAATCGAGCTTGAGCCGCCTCTTGCGGGCATATCGGAGAACCTGTCATTTGAGCAAAAGCCGCCCTTCACAGCCCCCGTAATTATGAATATGCGCCCTTACGATCCGGACGAGGAACGCGCCCGAATGGGCCAGAGGCCAGGAACCGTCCTGGCTTATATTACGAGGATTGGCGGCGGGGATTTCGCCGTCGAAAAGATGAAGGCGATTGAGAATACATTTATTCCACCGGAGAGCTAAATGTCTCAAGTGATAGTAATAGCCGAGGGATTTGGTAATACAGGCCCAGATTTGAACGCGAACAACGAATACCTGTTCGCTCAGTCGTTTGTTGCGCCCAGCTACTTCATCGTTGATTTTGTAAGGCTCAGGTTCGTCACCTGGCAGGGCGATTATGACGGCCAGATTGAAACAAAGTTTTACCACGTTGACGGGGAATACAGACCGCTGGGCGGGGCGTTTATATCACGAAAGCAATCATTTAACCTTGTCGGTACTCAAGCTCCGACCTATCACCAACTCGACGTTACGATTGCGTCGGGATGGGCGCTCTTGTTGGGTGTCCCTTATATTTTCACCTTCAAAATGGAAATAGGCGATAATGCAAACAATTTCTTCTGGCCTTATGTTCTGCCTTATACCGCCGAACCCGATCCCGCCGAAATGCTGCAATCGTTTGACGACGGCGAAACCTGGACTGACCAGATCTGGCGCTCCGGACTTGCGATGGAAGCCCCTGGCGATATGCACTTTGCAATATGGGGCCAGGTAGTGCCTTCTGATTACAGACAGCCGTTGCCTGTATATCCTGCAGATAGGCCCGACGACTATGAACCCGACGATATTTGGCAGCCTGGGGAATGGCAAAATGGAGAATGGCAGAACGGGCAATTTGCCTCTGATTATCAGGCCGCAGGTGGCGGAAGGTGGGGCCAGCAGTTAGTTGTCGCCGGCAATGACCGCATCTATTATGAGGAGCGCGAATAGTGGCAATCTTTTGTTCTAATACGCGGAACCAAGAAGAAGTTACAAGGCCGATCTTGGGCGTTCCCGACGGTTGGCTTTGGGGCGGTCAGTTGGGGCTTGTTGGTGGCGGTGGTGCTTCTGATTGGGTACTGAATGAAGTCAGACTAAAACTTGCCAATTACGTCACAGGCGTAGGAGTGCCGCCGTCAGGCTTGGTTTTGGTGAAATTATACAACGTCGATGGGAGTGGATTTCCTACCGGATCGGCGATAGCCACAGGGCAGATTGAGCAATCCCAGCTTGTGACCGTCGATTATTGGGGAATGGCTTACGGTAACGGTAATTTTGAAAATATAGAAATGACACCGGCCATACGCCTTTTGGCCGGCCTCGGATACGGCCTTACTTTTGATGCAACTGAATATGCAATCGACGGCAGAACTATAATATTTTTTAATGGTATTCTTGGGGATGGCGGCTATCCGGCAACAGCACGAACAATCAAGTATCACCCCGATTACGGATGGTCAACAGGCGGCGGCGTCGGTTATGGGCTATCAACCGGATTCAATATAATTCTTGACGGCGTAGAAAAGCTTCCAGGTCAGGCCGATAATCTTCCTGAATTCCCAGCCTCAAGACCCGACGACTACGAACCCGATTCTATCTGGACGCCCAGCGACGAACCTTACACGCAACCTGATTGGCAAGATCCAGGCTTTAGTAATTATCAGGCGGCAGGTGGCGGCAGGTGGGGACAGCAACTTGTGGTTGCAGGTAATGGACGTGTCTATTATGAGGAAAGAGAGTAATGACACTAAGCACTATATATTCATACGAAAGCGTTTATGATGCCGGAGTAGTTCCTTATTCGACACCAGACGGCACATGGCATAACGCCTTTGGGGGAGTTGTTACGCTTTCAATGGAATATTCGTCGCTTGTGAGATCGATCTATTTGATGTTAATTAGAAATCCTTTTGCGTTTTATGCTCCCGAAGGCGAAACCATCCCCTATCCAGTAGGATACGACCACGCAAGCGAAGATGTCGGAATATTGACAGTTGGCTTGTATAACAATTTGCCCTACGTTGGTGGCGCTTCTCTTTTGGGTTCAGGTTCCATACCTGGAAATTCTGTTTCTTACGATTCTTCTTTTCCGCAACCAACGACAGGAGATTGGTATGAATTCAGAATGACAAGAGATGTAATACTTCCGCCTGGCGCGTCAAAATTGATTTTCCTTTTATCATCCAATCAAGACAAAAACCAGCTTGGATATACGAAACATACTGTCATAAGATATTTATACGATAGCCCGCCCTGGTCAAGTACGCCCTATTATGTTCGATATGCGAAGTGGAATGGAAGTTGGCAATATCCGGTAACTACCTGGGCGTATAATTTTAGAGTTTATGGTATGCTTTTGTCGCCTGGGCAGCCATATCCAATAATAGATTTTCCTAATGAAAGACCAGCGGACTATGATCCGGACAAGATCTGGACGCCTGACGAAGATGATGCCTATGCAGATCCGACTTGGCAGGACCCAGGATACAGTAATTACCAGGCGGCAGGTGGCGGCAGGTGGGGACAGCAGTTGGTAGTTGCCGGCAAGGGGTTAATATATTATGAGGATCGAGACTAATGGCTTCTGATACTTTCGGAAACACGACAATCGAATCATCGTCAACGATTTACAATGACGATGTTCGAGGCACTTTGGGAACGCCGGATTACAGCGGCACAGTTGACAAGATTTCTGTCTATCTGATTAACTGGGCGGCGGGTGAAAAGGTGAAATGCGCCTTGTATGACAACTCTGGGAACCTTATCGACGAGACAGAAGAACTTGATACGGGCGGGGCTAACGGATGGTATGACTTCGACTTTTCCTCACCACCTGCCGTTACGGGCGGTAGCAGTTATCTTGTTTGTGTTCTTTCTGACAGCGACGTTGCCTTCAAATGGGAAGTGGATTCGGGCGTAGCCTATGCCGCTCAGGAGAATGTAGGAGGCTCTTTTCCCGATCCGGTAACGACATCGACAGGATTTAAATATTCCATTTATGCCACCTACACCCACGAAGTCAGCCCTTCGGCCAGCCCTTCGGCAAGTCCTTCGGTTTCCCCGAGCGCTTCACCGAGCTTTTCGGCCAGCCCTTCGGCCAGCCCTTCGGTTAGTCCTTCGGCATCAGGCAGCCCGTCAGCAAGCCCGTCAGTTTCCCCGAGCGCTTCGGCCTCACCTTCACAGACGGCAAGCGCTTCTCCGTCTGTAAGCCCAGGGCCAGGCGAATTTGCCCTGAAACTTCTCGACGCTAACAAAGGTTTTATAAAGGGAGACTTGAGAACGGGCGGCTACCTTATGATGGAGCCGGCGTTTCAGATAATGTTCTTTGCCGACGGGCGGAAAAGGGCCGATGGATGCTTCCACAAGCTCAATTTCAGGGACGATGTGATAACGGGAACCGCTTCCGGCGAATTCTCGGTAGGCGAAACGATGGTTCAGGCCGTAAGCGGTGCTGAGGGTATATTTTACGAATCCGTTGGCAATCTTCACTTTATCTATCGAACAGAGGTTACGCCGTTCGACACTTCCCACGTCATAACGGGGCAGATTTCAGGTGAGACGGTTACGCCGACGGCAATAACATACCCGCCCTACTGGACGCCCTGGATTACGAGGACGCTGACGGAACCGGCTGCGTGGGCGGGAACGATAGATGATTCGACAAATTACCTGCCCATAGGCGGCAGTAATATCGGCGCTCTTTTCATGGGCAGGGTTTTCATAAACTCCATCCAGAACCCTAACTTATGGTTCGCTTCGAGGCACAGGGACCCGCTGGACTTCAAGGTGGCCCAGGACGATCTCGGCACTCCCGTATCGGCCCAAAGCTCCAAGCTCGGAACAGTCGGCGACCCCATTTGCGGCATGATACCTTTTCTTGACCATTATATGTACTTCGGATGCCTTAATGAAATATGGTGTCTGAGGGGTGATCCGGCTTCATCTGCGGGAACGCACTTGACCAATTCTTCTAAAAAGGTAGGTCTTTTCGGCCCTGATTCGTGGGCGTTTGACGAAAAAGGAAACCTGTTTTTTATGAGCATGGACGGGTTTTATGTATTCTACAGGGGAAGCGGCTTCTCAGGAGATCCGCCCGAAAACCTAACTTACAAAAGATTGCCCAATCTCGTTTCGGCTTTGGGGCTTAACCGCAGGTCCGACAAGGTTGTAATGGAATATGATAAGGACAGGTACGGCATAGACATCGATATTACCATGTACGACGGGGATTTCGGAACTTCGTGGTTCTGGGACCTGAGACTAAACGCCCTGATCCCCCAGAGCTTTGCCGAATCGAAGCATTACGGTTCTTCTCTGTATTACTATTCCTCCCGAAAATCCGAGACGAGGGGCTTGTTGAGGGGCTGTTACGATGGCTATATCAGCAAATATGACAATGATGAAAAAAGCGATAGGGATTCTAATGCGATTGATGCCTATTGCACTCTGGGGCCTTATCAGGCGTTCAGCCACATGAGAAGGCAGGGGCAGCTTCAAGAACTGCTTTTAAGGCTCGGAGACGACAGCGACGGCGTTGACGTTGACATTTACGCTGGCGACGGCGCGGAGAGCGTCGTTAAGGCCGTTAAGAACGCCGGCCTTTCCGATGCCCGAACGACAATGACGGGCGGGGGAATCAGGCCGGTTTACAGGCCGAGATCAATCGGCTCGGTGTTCTGTATCCAGTTAAGAAACAATACTTTAGACGAACGCTTTTCCATAGAAAAGGCGACGGCAAAGATAACCGATGCAGGTGAAGTGAAAGGAGAATAATTATGCCAATGCCATTCAGGTATCCGGTAACAACCAACAGCCCATTTATGAACCGTTCCCAGGTTGACCAGATGGCTATTCGATCACAGGAAGAAATCGAGGCGAACCGGCTGAATTTCCTGAAACGGAAATACGAGGACATTCTATCCATGTATAAGAACGCCTTCGGCGCTGGCGGTACGGCCCCAGGCACTACCGTTCCGCCGGAATTTCAGGAGGCCGTTTCCTTGTACCGGCCAGGCGGCCAGTACGGACTCGGCACAGAAAGGGCAATAGCCAAAGGCGAACAGTCTGAAATAGCAAGCGGGAACATAGCTTCTGCAATGACGGGGATGGGTTCCAGCACGACGGCGATGGCGAGGACTTCCGCCGCCCAGAGATCGGCCAGGGACGCCCGTATGCTTGCCGAGGAAGGAAGGCTTAGGCTTCTGGGCGGTACGCTCGGTCAGGCGGGACAGGCCAGCCTTGAGGCCCAGAGGATAGATGCCGCAAGACAGGAAGCTTTAATGAGATCGCTTGCGTCTCTTGCTTAGGAGAAATAAATGGCAGCGCCCCCGTTTATAGCCCTTATACCTAACGATTGGCTCGAACTGGAAAGGATACTCAACCATTTATACAAAGTCCTTGACAGGGACACCAATCTTACGTCCATCGTGACCGACATAGAGGCCCTTCAAGCCGCCATTGCCCTGCTGGACGATGTTGCAGGCTCCGAAGGCGACGTTCAGTACAACAAGTCCAGTGGTCATGGAGCGGAGGCGGCCTTTAATTACGACGAATCAACCAACCTATTAAACCTGCAGGGAACGGCCCGAGTTACGAGGCTTCTTGCAGGGGGAGTACAATCTTAACTAAACCCAAAGGAGTAACCAATGAACGGAATCAGCGTGATAATACCGGCTCGGATGGAAAAGTATATGCCGCAGACGGTCTATGATGTTCTGTCTAAGGCCGAGGGGGATATTGAGGTAATTGCAATCTTCGACGGATGCGAGCCGGATTCTAAGACGCCGAAAAGCCCGAAGGTTAAGATAGTCCACAATCCCACAGCCATAGGCCAGAGGCAGGCAATCAATCAGGGAGCGGAACTGGCACAGTACGATTACCTTCTCAAAACCGACGGTCATTCGATGTTCGATCAGGGCTTTGACCGCAAGCTTATTGCCGACATGGAGCCTAACTGGACCGTCATACCGAGAATGTATAATCTTAACGGCGAGAAATGGGAACCCAAATGGCACAAGAAAACCGATTATATGTTCTTTAGATCGCCTTTTATCGAGGACAAGCCCCTGCGTATTCAGTATTGGGACGGCCCGACATCGAGGGAATTCAGAAAGGAGTACATTGCCTATAAAAAGGCCGATTACCGAAAAGGCACGATTGCCGAGGTTATGAACGGGCAGGGAGCCTGTTTTTTTATGCACAGGGATTGGTTCTTCGAGCTTGGCGGCATGGACGTTGCTCACGGACACTGGGGGCAGATGGGCGTAGAAGTTGCCTGCAAGACCTGGCTTCACGGCGGCAGGCACATAGTAAACAAGAATACCTGGTTCGCACACCAATTCAGGTCGGCTTTCCCCTGGCCGGCATCGGGACGCCAGCAGGAACGGGCAAGAAAGTATTCCATCGACTTGTGGAGTAACAACAAATGGCCTGGCCAGATCCGCCCCCTGTCGTGGATTATCGAGAAATTCGGCCCTATTCCTACCTGGTTGCCGGAGCATATACAGAAAGTATCAAAGCTTAATGGGCAAGAATCCCCGTATGGAGTGCCGGAGT